GTTGCTGCACCTATCATGAGAGATTTGAGCAAGATGTTTGATACATCTACTATTGACCCCCGCACTGGATTTGCTCAAAGACTTAATTCTGATGGGACAATAGACAAAGGCCATTTTGGTAACTATCAGTACCATGCTGATAGGGCTAAAAAAGATTATGAAACTAAACTTGCAGAGTTTCAGCGACAGCAAGCAGCACTAGGTCAAAACTTTACGTATGGTCAACTACAAGAGTTTCAACGAAAAGAAGGCATTCAAAATCTAAAGAATAAGCATCAAAACGTAGATACAGGTTTCTTTGACTCACCCGAATTTAAAAATATGAGAGGTGGTGTAGGAGGTCAAGCATTTACATATTCGCCTTACTTTGGTATGCACGGAGATACTTCTATTGGGACACAGGACCAAGCCTATGAGGCATACCTTCGTAGAACAGGGCAAACAAACAAACTTCGTGGCGGTTCTGAATTTGTTCAAGCACCGGGGCAACAACCGGGCTTCGACAAAGCTATGCCTATCACAACGGAGGCACCTTCACCTGACGGATTAAATCCAAGCATTCCTATGACACCAGAACAACCTGCTGCACAACCAACAGGGCCATACACTGGTTTACCACAACAACCTGTTCCAGTTACAGGTGGTCCAGCTGGGGCTGCTCAAGACCCATATGCACAATATAGAACTAATGTAGATAGATTTCCCGGCACTAATCAACTTAAAAATCCTGCTATTCAAACTCAGTTTGATGAGATGACAAAAGCACTGGGCGAAGATGATGATGCAAGTGACCCATACAAAAAAACTAGGGCTATTTTAGACTACGTACAAACTTTGTATACAGGTCCAATAACTCTTGGTCAAACTGGTGCTACTGGATTAGGGGCTAATGAACTAACACCTGAATTTCAAAAGTTTGCAAGAGACGTTGGTATAAACATTAAAGAGGGATTAGCCGCAGATGGTCCAAAAGTTCTGGAGCTTGTAGAAAACAGTCCTATTGCAACCACTGCAGGATACTTGCCGCCGCCGCCACAAGGGCAAAATATACAGGACTTTACTGTACAACAGTTTGCGCAGCCAGCACTGCCAGAGGGTGGTGCAGTTGCTGCTGTAGGTATACAAGCTGAAGCAGACCAGATGATTGACCCAACAACAGGTCAGGTAACTGGTGTATCTGCTGTACCTACAGCAATGGCTAAGACATATCAAGCACAAGCACCAGCGCAAACTGATGCAAACTTAATGCAAGCTAATACTGCTGCAGGTGCAGTTAATACTGCACTACAAGCAACACAGGCAGCACAGGTTAATCCAAATGACCCACGTGCAAACGTCACTGCTGCACAACAAACAGCCACTTCTGTAGGAAGTTTAAGTGCTGCGCAGGGTAACGCTATCCTTATGGAGAATCCAACACAGCGGCAGATACAGGCTGGTGAGTTAATTTCCGGTGTGGCAAATGCTCAGAGGGCTGCTCAGTTTACTGAAAAGGTACAGGCTGCACAAGCAACACCTTCTGATAAGGCTACTGTTCAGGGTCAGCTTGAAGGGCTTATGTCTCAGTTTGAGGGTGGTCAAACACCTGTGTGGGCTGCTGGTGCAATGAGAGCAGCTACAGCCAAGATGGCACAGCGTGGGTTAGGTGCATCGTCTCTGGCAGGACAAGCTATTGTCCAAGCTGCTATGGAAAGTGCATTACCTATTGCGCAGGTAGATGCGGGTGTATTTGCTCAGTTTGAACAGCAAAATCTGTCAAATAGACAACAACGTGCTATGCTTGCTGCACAACAACGTGCAGCATTTATGGGACAAGAATTTGACCAAGCGTTCCAAGCACGGGTAGCTAATTCTGCTCGTATCGGTGACATTGCAAATATGAATTTTACGGCTGACCAGCAAGTTGCTCTGGAAAATAGTCGTGTTGCAAATACAGTAAACCTAAACAACCTGTCTAATAATCAAGCCCTTGTAATGGCAGAAGCTGCCGCCCTGTCTCAAATGGATGCAGCTAACTTAAACAATCGCCAGCAAGCTGCAGTTATGAATGCACAGAACTTTATGCAGCGTGATATGCAAAACCTGTCTAATAAACAGCAGACAGAAATGTTTAAAGCACAGCAACGTGTACAATCTTTGTTTACTGACCAAGCTGCGATTAATGCTGCAAGACAGTTTAATGCCACGAGCCAAAATCAAGTAGACCAGTTCTTTGCAAATTTGTCTACACAAACATCTCAGTTTAATGCTACACAGGCAAATGCTCAAGCACAATTTAATGCAGGTGAGCGTAATGTTCTTGAGAGATTTAATGCTGAGTTGAACAATCAACGTGACCAGTTCAATGCTACAAATCAACTTGCCATTGCACAGAGTAATGCTGTGTGGCGCAGAGAGATTGCTACAGCAAATACAGCAGCAATTAATCGTGCCAATGAATTGAATGCCACTGCAGTATTGGATATTAGTAAAACCGCTTACGCTAATCTGTGGACCTACTATGCTGACACAATGGAATGGGCATGGACATCTGCTGAAAATGAACTTGACCGTTATAGTGCTATGGCTATTGCTGACCTAGATGCTAAAGCACGTAAAGAGGTTGCAGGTGAACAAGCATCTGGTGCTGCAGGTAATGCTATCGGTAGTTTGATTGGTACACTTGGTAGTGCTTACATTATGTCTGGTGGCTTTTGTTGGGTTGCCCGTGAAGTATATGGCAGTGACAGTATTAAGTGGTTTATCTTCCGTGTATGGTTGCAGTATGATGCCCCGACATGGTTTAAGAACTTGTATAAAAATTATGGTGAAAAGTACGCTAAGTTTATCAGCAATAAGCCCATACTAAAGTGGGCTACCAAGAAGTTGATGGACTTGGTTGTAGAATCTAAAAGAGGTGCGAGTCATGTCAAGGCAGTTTAATCCGGCAGCGTATGCCTACAACAATATGGATATTGAGAATTTACCTAAAGAAGAAGAAAAATCAGACACTGGTCTTCTGAGTCGAAAGTCCATGATGCAGAAAAGTGGCATGGATTACAGTAGCCCTGCTCTTAGAGTGGCAAAACAATTAGAAGTGATTCGCAAGCATAGGAACGAAGTCAATGCTACTGAGTAAAGAACCAAACTTTGATGTACCTATTCCCGGTATGTCCTTGACACACGAACTGGGTGCGAGACCGTGGCAGCAACCAGCGCAGCACACTACTGTAGATGAAGTCATTGAATACTATATGTCTCGCATGACTTCTGAAGAGTTTATGGTTCAGCTTGTAGACATTCTAGAGATGGGCGTACCTGCTACTGTCCTTGCTAACGTCATGCAAATGTCCAGCGTAATGGATGGTATTCACAGTCTTGACACGGGTATGCTGGTTCTTCCTGTGCTTGTTGAAATGATTATGCTTCTTGGTGATAGTGCTGGGGTTAAATATAATAAGGGTACTGAAGACCCAGATTCAGAAAAAACACGTGAAAGTTTGCTGGCTAAATACGCAAGTCAATATGAGAAGCAACTTAATACTGTAGATGTAAAAGAACTCGTAGAGGAATCTAAAGACGAGGAAGAAGATGAGCCTACTGGTCTGATGGCACGGAGAAAATAATGGGTCTGTTTAGTGGAAGTTTTGGCACAGGTTTGGTAAAAGGTTTGGCAACCAGCGTTGATGCATCTTTAAAATCTGCAATGGAAAAACGTGATAAAGAAATGAGTCGTGCTAGAACTTTTTGGCAAACACGCCAAGCACAAAAAATGGATGCTGCAGAGGCAAAAGATGAAAGGGCTGGAGATGCTCTAACACGTCTTATTGAAGAATTTAATGGTGATGTTGCTAAAGGCATAGCTACATATAAAGGTTTGGGTGGTAGTCTGGATTCTGTAGAATCTTTTATTAAAGAAATAGATGATACTAGAAATGCTGGTATGTCGTATAACCTAGATGACAAAGTTAAATTTGAAGGAATTGACCTTTCTCAATTTGCTGATTTATCTTATGAAGATGCCTTTAGTACAATTCGTACTGAAGTTAAACCTCTTGATATTCAGATGTCTGATATGTCCGGTCTTAGTAAGATTGGTCTGGGCATAGATAATATGGGCCAGCAGGTTTCTAAAGGTGTAAATGAACTTATTCCGGCACGGACAAAAACTAATATCTCTGGCCTTACTGGTGCGGTAATTGACCGTAGTGGTACATACACAGGCATTATGGCTGACCTAGACATGAGGAGTAAGGTAGGTAGCATTGCAGACCAATTAGGCGCAAATGCTTATATGCTGTCTACTGGCAAAAATCTAGATGGTACATTGCTGTCTGAAGATGAGCGAATTAGGCTTGAAGAGAATCAATCTAATCTACTTATTCTTAGAAGCGATATGGCAAAAGCTGATGCGGCAGGTGATGATAAAAGTGCTAAAATCCGTGCGGCAACAAGTGCATTGGGTACTGCTTGGAGGAGCATACAAAGTATATGGAACGATGATATGGGTTACAGCACTTCAGGTGGCACGACAACCGCTATTATCGGTGGGCAAGAGCTTGTAGGTGAAGAGGCTGCCTCTGCATATCAAGCCGAAATAACCAGACGAACAAATGAATGGATTACAAATAACTTGCTTGATGAAACTGGTGAGTTTGTATCGGGTGGTGATGAAATGGCAAGTCTGTATGGTCTTACCAAGAAAGCAGAGGCAGTGCAGAGTAGCATCAAGACTGCTCTTCAGGAAGAGAGTGCCACAGAAACAGCACCAGAAACTCCTGAAGATACAGCAAGTCAAGACACCGTTGGTGTTGACACTACTGTTTATGACGGTGGTACTATCCCAAATGCTAACCAGTTCTTGGCTGACTTAATTGAGGAACGCCCAAATATCATGAACAATCCTAATAATATCACAGTTATTGCGGATGCAATGGCAAAGGCTGGTGTACCTCAAGACCAGATTGATGCTGCTTTAGCACCTTATGCACCTGCATCAGCAGAAGAGCCAACAAGTGAACCTGCTTCGGAAGTAGGCAACGTTCCACCAATGCCTTCAGGCATGAGGCCTGCTGCACAGTGGAGAGCAAAGTACGGACAAACGCACAATCCTGATGGTACACCCAAAAGGCAGTAATCATGGCAGAAGAATACAACCCTCTAAATGATGTGTTGTCCCGAATCTCTGTTGAAGAACCGACTGTTGAGATAGAGGAAGAGCAACAAGAAGATACAGGAAATCCTTTATTGGATGTTCTAAATAGTACTGTTGAAGATATTCCTGAAGAGTTCAAACCCCCAAAACCAAAAGAAGTAGACACTCCTGAAGCTGCGCAGATGGAAGAGAACCTATCGTTTGCTAAACTGGCAAGTGATAGTGAATACATGTCTATGCTTCGTGACTACAACGCCAGTCGGTTTGGTGAAGATGGTGCGCAGAAAGAAGATGAGACTGATGAAGAGTACCTCAAGCGGTTCTTGACACATGCTCGTGAGTTTGAGTTTAACAGCATAGACTTGGGCCGACAGTTAGATTGGGTACGTAATGCAGACGAAGAAGAGCGTATTCAGTTTGGTTATATTTATAGCCAGTTAGACCGTCTGCCATCTTTCTATGAAGAAGGCGGTACAGGTTATATTTCTGCAGTGAGAGACTATGGTAAGTCTCTTGTGCTTGACCCACTAAATTATATCGGTTTTGGTGTTGGTAAGGTGGCTTCTTTTGCTGCAACCAAAGCAATTACACAGGCACTGAAACAGGGTGGCAAGCAAGCAGCATTAAAAGAGGCTGCTAAATACTCTGGCAAGCGTATGCTGTCTACTCGCGCTGGCAAGGCTGTTGGTCTGGGTATTGCTGCAGAAGCAGGTGCTGCCAGTGTACAGGATTTAAAACTACAAAACCTTGAGATGTTGTCCCAGAAGTATGGCGAGTATACTGAAGAGGACTACGACTATGGACGTGCTGCTCTTGTGGGTGGCTTGGGCCTTGCCCTTGGTGCTGGCGGTGCTAAATTGTCTGGCGGCTTGGGCGGCAAGAAGTTGCTAAGCAACGCTCGTGAGGCACGTATCAAGCAGAATAAAATCAACAAAGACCTCAATGCTCGTGAAGCTGGTATCAAGAAAAAAGCTAATGAAGAAGCTGTAAAACGTAGTGCTGAAGCTACATCACAGACTGCAACAGGTATTATTGATTACCCTGCTGGTAGAGAAGCACTTGACCAGTTAGGAGAGATTGCGACTGATGCAGAATTTGCAGCACAGGTAACTTTCCGTAAGGAATTGATGAAGCGTGTTGGAAAGGTTGTCACTGAAGTAGTGCAAGACCTTGCTGACAATGGGCAGTTGGCATCTATGGTGGATGCCGATACTAAAGCCCATGAAGTAATTGGTAAGATTGTTAAGGATGCATTGGAGTCATCTAAGACAGCGCAATCGGCAGATGATGTAGCAGAACAAACTAAAAAGATGCTTCTGGGTACTGAAGAAACGCAGGGTGCGTTGGATGTACTGAATAATGTTAGTGGCGAATTGCTTGAAGGTGCTATCTCTCGTGCAGGGCTAACTCCTAAACAATTTGTGGATGCTATGGGTGCATCTTATAGTGATGCTGGTGCAGTTCTGCAGACAGCAAGTAAGGTAGGTTCTATAATGAAGAGCCTTGGTAAGTCTGACCCTGAACTTGCTGCCATCCTAAAAGAAAACCTTCCATCAGATACAATGCTTGGGCCTATTGGCAAATTCTACGACATAATGCGTAGACTTGACCGTGAACGCCGTGCATTGATGGTGTCACAACCTGCTACTACTATTCGTAACATAGCAACTGGTGTTGTTCGTCTTGGATTTGAATCTGCAGCAGATGCTATTGAATCCACGATATACCAGATAGGGAGAGGCTTTGACGCTGCAATGACAGGCAACGCCTCGCTAGGTAGTGGTAGTTGGAAAGATATTGTTCGTGATTCAACAGGCAGACTAAATCGCTTGATGAGTGTAACGGATACTCAAATGCTTTCTGAGTCTTTGTTAAAACACAATCCACGTTTAGCCAGTCGTATTGACCGTTCTTTGCAAGAAGTATCTGATGACGAAACGCTATCAGCATTTACTCGTATGGCTAATGGCCTGAACATTACACAGGATATTTTCTTTCGCCGTGCTATCTTTACAAACCACATAGATAAGAAGTTGCGCAGGGCTGGTGTTATTGTAGACAACCCTACTAAGATTGGTCAGTACAAAAATCTGGAAGAGTTTGTTGCGTCAGGCAAAGCAGTTCCTACGAACCTTCTGTCTGAAGCCGTTGAAGAATCACTAGACTTTACATTCTCTCGTATGCCTAAACCGGGCAAGAGCAGAGGGGATACAATTGGTAGTGCTTTTATTAAATTCAATGAAGCACTTGGTCCAATACCAGCACCGCTTGGTACTGCTGCCCTGCCGTTTGCCAGATTCATGGTCAACGCCCTGCAGTTCCAGTTTAACTATTCCCCTGTAAGCACTGTATCTTCCATGTATCGTTTGGGTATGGGTGCTAATGCAAAGAGGCTTGCAAAGGCAGCGGAAAAGGCTGGAGATTTTGATGCTGCTAAGAAAATGTCTAAGCAAGCAGCATCAGAGTTTGATGAGGCAAGGTCATCCTTCTCAAAAGGTGTCGTAGGTACGGCTGCTTTGATTGCTGCCATTAATCATCGTGCCAAGAACCAAGATGTAAAGTTCTATGAATATAAGAATGATGATGGTACAACCAGTGACCTGCGTCCGTTCTTCCCACTGACACCATATCTTGCTATTGCAGATTTGATTGTCAAGTTGGGTGGTACAGAAATAGCATCACTTGGTTTGGTTGACCAACCAGAAGTTGTACAAAAACTTGACGTTATGGAAATTGTAGAAGCGTTTACTGGCGCACAGTTCCGTACTGGTGCAAGTTCATACATCACAGAAAACTTCGCATCGTTGCTTGATGGAGAAGATTCTCTTACTGAACAGCGTATCTATGAACTTGGTGGTGGCTACTTTGGCGAACTGTTTGGTGGCTTCCTGACACCCGCACGTGTTGTTAGAGATGTACAAGCAGCATACGATGATGAGGCTGCAAAAGTACGTGACCCTAATCAAGTTGCGGGATTGGATTCAGACACCCGATTCTATAATGCGATGGTAAACAAGATTGCAAAAGATATGCCCGACATTGGCTTGGGTCTTCCTTCTGCAAAGGATTTGCCTGAACTACAAAGCCCTACTCGTGGTGGGCCTGTTTACCGCATGAGTCCTTTAATTGGTCAGGTTACTGGTCTACGTAGAGAAGATGTACGTAACCCTGCAGAAGAAGAGTTTGTGCGGCTTGGCATAAAATCATACCAACTCATACCCGGCTCTGGTGACAAGGAAGCAGATGCCATGGTTAAAGAAGCATTTGGTCCAATCATGGAACGGGAATTGGCTGTTTATATTTCTTCAGATAATTATCAGAAGTTGTCCGAAAACAAAAAGCGTGTTGCCCTTAACAATCGTTTAAAGTTGTATCGTAAGCAAGCAAAAACAATTGCTCAACTAGAGGCTCGTGCTGATAAAGTAAAAGGATATAATCCTTTTGATAGGGCTGAGTACTCATCTCTTACACAGTTGCAAACCAAACTTGCTGATGAGTATTACGTGAGTAAGTATGGCAAGTCTCCTATAGAGATGCATGCGGAAGACCCGGACAAGGGTCATTTGAGATTAGCCGCTAACATTGGACGAGTATTGTCCAAGAGAGCAGAATATTAAAGGGGGCAATTAAGCCCCCTCTCTTTTTATCTGTTATCTCCTGAACCCTGTAAAGCATTTCGTGCTTTTCTATCAGCTAACTTATTTAGATTAGCTTCCATAATCTTACCAAGATTAGCATCTACTTCTGTAGCAAGCATAGCACAATACCACAGCACATCCCCCAACTCTTTTTCTATTTCGTAGAGCCTTTCATAGTAATTTTCTTTGTCTGCACCGTCACGAATTAGCTTCTTTACTTTGTTGGCAATCTCACCTGCCTCTCCTGTAAGTCCTAGTGTAAGGTATTCCAAAGCATCATTCTTTGGAAAGATTGCCGTTTCTCCTGCCCTGATTTGATACTCTGTTGCTGTGATACTACTCATACCCTTCCTTTCCATAAATTCTTTTGCCTCATTCTCCAGCTTGTTCATCCTGTTTCTCCTTGAACGCTTTAATTACATCCGAAGAAAATAGCTTCTGCAGGTTTAACAAATACATGCGTGATGCATTGTTATCGCCGCCTGACACAGACTTCTTGTAGTCTAGGTTGTCAATGATACGGCGCAGACTGTTCGTATCAAACACGAGTGTGGCAAACACATCATCTCCGATACACAAGTTGTGAAACCAGTAATCTGATTCAGTCGCATTGATGCCGCTAGGTTTACCATAACACTCATATTCAATCGCAATGTTGCCAGTCTTCTGCCATACATCTCGCTCTGACTTCACTTCAATCTTCTTGTTTTGTAACATGTCTGCGACAAGATGCTCACGCACCTTGCCGTATTCTAAGTCAATGTCAAACTTCTTGCGGTCTTCTACAGAAGGCTCAAGATTCTTCATCAGAGTTATCCTCAATTTGTTCTGCTTGCTGTGCCTTAACCATTGGCTCAATAAAGAACTTAGTCAGCATCTCCAGCTTGTCGTGATAGTCAGCTACCTCTGCAAGTTCTTCCTCAATGGCTGTGCCAATGTCTTGATGCTCACCAATGCCAACAGGATTTGTGAGTAGCACCTCAATGTTAGCAAGGTGTTTGTTAATATGCCCCATCAGGTGGGATTGTTGTGCGTTAATCAGTCGTTCTCTCATCTTCTTTCTCCTTCTCTCGTTTGAGTTTCTGCCACTCCTCGTATAAGGGGTGGCTTTTTGGTGGGTTGTATATGATAGTGTCACCCTGACGCTGCCATATCAGTGGTTCTTTACTCTTCGTTGACATTCATATCATCCACAATGGATTTAATATACATATCACGAAGGCTGGAGTCAAGTGTCTTATTGAGTTTTCTTACTTCAAGAATAAGTACTACAATCATACACCATATTCCAAATAGAATTAGAGCAATTGCACTCATGCCGATTAACCCTTTCTAAACCTGTGTTTGAAAAACACTATTACATTGATAACTGTATTGGCAGTGATAGCTATTAACAACCACCACTGCCACCATAACAAGTCTAAGCCATTACACTCAATCATCTAGAACTTCTGTCTCATCAATGTATCTCTTGAGGATAGAGATAAGCCCAGCTTCTATGAGCATAGCTTGTGCTGTTGTACTCATGTCTAGTTGAAGTGTTGCTGAACCATCTTCGTGTTCAACCATTTCTATCACTTTGATTTCGGGTGTATCACTCATGTTGCAGTCAAGTCCACTACTTCACACACACCAGCCGTACAAGCTAGTTCACGGCCACCTGATGTTGTGTCTTCCTTCTCATAGTCTTGTAGCCATGTCCAATCAATTGACGTAGGCATCTTGTCTTTCATGTTTTTATACTCCTCTTCTGTGCAGTCTTGATAGGGTGCTTGTTTATATGTGTGTTCACTAAACGGCAGGAAGCTGATGCCTGACACTTCATCAAAGTGTTCGTACACCCATGCACCTACGTCCATCCACTCTTCTTCTTTTACAGAGATAGTAACAGATGGTTTGTGTTCACACCAGTAACGCTGATAAGTAAGCCACAACTCAAGCTGCTCAATAGCTGTCATATCTGTACGACACACAGCACTAGAGGGTGACTTCATAGGAAAGCTAAACACTGTGGTTGAATCTGGCTTCATAACATCTGGTTCTGCTGGAATACCCTGTGATACCATAAACTGTGTCAATGGGTCTTTGTTATCACCCCGCACAGTACGGATATAGTAAGGGTTGTGACGAGCATGGATACCTGACGCACTGTCAACCAACTGTGACACTGTACCTGACGGCTTGACACATGTGATTGCTGCAGAATGATTAATGTCTAGCTTGTTTGCAAACTCTTTGTTCGTATCAATGGCAACATCTTTCAATGCCTCAAGTGTCTGACCAATGTTCATGCCAAGGTGCGCTGACTTACCCGACATCAATGTATTGTCCATGATACCAGTCAGTGATACACCCAGCAGACGCTCTTCTTCAGTGTTGTTCTTCCAAATCTTACGAAGGTATTTAAAGTCCGTCAGCGTTGATTGGAACGTGCCTAGTATGGTTGCCAGTCGAACCTTCTCAACGAGCGTCTGTTGCGTGTCAGAGGCCCGCACAACCACCTCTGAAAGATTACAGAACTGGTATGGACGCAGGATAATCTCACTGCATGGGTTACACCCAAAGTCATGGTCACTTTCACGCCTACCATTCTTTTCTGCTTGCTTCTGTGCAGACTGCCTGTTGAAGATACCACGTTCACCAGACTTACTCTCGTACAGAGATAGCCATTCGCGCATGTATGTACCCATCTGTGGCTTCTCTTTGTAGGCAACGCTGTTGTTTGCAAGCGCACGTTGACCTTCGTTCTCCCACCACTGACCCGCCTTGGCATGACGCATCTGGTCATCGTTCAGGTTAGACAAGCTGATGAGTGCGCTTCGTCTAACCCCGCCGACAACAACAACCTCACCAATCTTACACATGATGTCGTGACATTCAATTGGGTATAGCCTACGATTTGCCGCACCCTTGAACTTCTCTACACAAAAGTGAAAGAGTTCTTCCAGTGGGGCTGGGCCACTAGCCCTACCACCAAATGTCTTGAGACGTGCGCCAGCAGGACGGACCTCTGAAGTATCCCATTTGGGAATTTGCCCTGCGTACAGCAGAGAAATAAGTTCACGCAATGACTTTGCCCAACCGGGACGTGAATCACCTACCTTAATTACTGTGTCTGTAGCATGAAATGCTTCATTGACGATTGGCAGCTTCTCTACATGATGACGTTCAACAGAGAAGCCTACGCCAGTGCCACACATGAGGATATACATTGTCTCGTCAAAAGCACGAGGGCTATCCACTGGTATGTAAGAGCAGTTGTAACCGCCAACATGGCACCTGTCTAGTGCTGGTCCTGCAGTCATCAATGCTCTCATGCTTGGCATGATATCCTGATTAAGCACAGCCTCTTCTAAATCAGCCTTTAGCTGACAGGCAAGCCTATATCCGTGCTTATTCTCAAGGTGTTCTGATAGATAATCAAAGTATCGTGATACAGTTTCAATCCATGTCTCACGCCTCTGCTCATCTTCTTTCCAACGAGCATAACGCGAAAGGGCGATAAAGTTTTGATAGTCCGTGGGTAGATAGTTGTTCAATTAGTTCTCCTGTATAGTCTTAATTACTCTAACATTGATACCTTCAATCTCATACAAGTATTCTTCCAAGGCATCTTCTATCTCAATGGCTACATCGCCATCCGCTGGCATTGGATATTCTTCAGGGTCTACTTGAAGTGTGGCATAGACCTTAACTCTTATCATCGTAACAGCCCTCGACCTCTGTTATAAGTTTATCCAGATACCATCGGGCTTTCTTCAAATCTTCTGTACCATTTTTATAGCGATAACGCCACAGGTATTTCATAATGTTGCCTTGGAGATAAAACTCATAGCCCTCTCCTGTAGCCGCAGCAATGGCCTCAATGCACTCAATGCCTTGGTTATTGTAATGAGGGGGATGATTCACCATATCATCCCTCTTTTTACTTTGCTTTAGCTGACGAGCCTGTTCATCATATCGTTCAATGATACTCTTGTAGTCAGTCATCATGCATTTCCTTTTGTTTTTGTTCCGAAGTTTAGATGAACTACATTACCATCTTCATGTGAAATGTCAACTTCAGTATCTTCAATAATCTCTTCTTTGTCGATGTGTGCTAGCACAAAGTTGTGAACATACTCTCCAAAGGTTTCGTCCATCTCCATAATGGGAACTGTAGCACAAATCATCTTACACAAATGTATAAGCTGTGCATATGATTCGTCATCTAGATTGTTATTAGGAGATGAAATAATTGACATATCAATCTGCCCAGTCCAATCTGTTCCGTCCATCATAGGACGAACTCTCACGATAAAATCTTCTGGCTCAATGCCGGGTTCAAATTCCATTGCTATCTCCTTTTCACTTTGGTTCCACTAAACTTAATAAACTTAGGGTGTTTGTTCTTACCCTTCTCTTTGAGCCAATCCTCTGGTATGATGCGGTCATAGTATCTAAATCCATACTTGATGCACCATTCACCATAGGTAGACTTAGCACCCTTGCGTAACTTTCTTCTACTATTCTCAAATACGAACCGTATGTCAAGTTTAGGATGTTGCTTTTTGATGGCAAGATGCTTGCGCCTGTCAGCGGCAGTAAACATACCCTTAGTCTCAATGATAATACCATTGTCCAACACGAAGTCTGGAGTATAGGTGCGATAGGCTAAGTCTTCCCACTCAATCTTGAGTTTCTCATAGTCATATATAACTTTGAGTTCGTCAAGGTAGATAGATAACTTATGCTCTAGCCCACTCCTATATCCATACTTACGTGCGGCACGAAACGCCTTATGATTCGGCATGTTCTTTTGCCAACTTAATGTACGCTACTGTTTTAGGCTGCTTTGCCTTAGACATAACTGCTGGACGTTCTGTAATGTCCCAGCAATCATACCTGTAAGAACAGAACGTACAGTTCTTGTTCAGTACATAGTTGCCTGTAGGCTTGCTGTTGAATATCTCAGGCTCCGGCTCATAACAACGCACAAGGGCAGTGTCTACCTGCTGTATGTTGTCTTTAATATGTGTCAGTTCCTTGTCTATGTCAAGCCCTGTGGCTGGCACATACTTCATGTCACCATTAGCCTTGTTGACTACCCACCAGCCACCTGCCTTCTTGCCAGCGGCTTTAGCATAGCCAGCAAGTTGTCCAACATAGCCAAATGTATCTCCATCTTTCAGGGTATCATACGATTCAAACTTGTGTATGTAGGACCAGTTAGATGCTGACTTAACATCATCGATAGCACCATCAATAACAATATCGTATGTTCCGTCAATGGATTGGTCACCAAGTTCCAGAGTAACCTTTTTAGAGTCTTCATATTGTACTCCTGCTTCCTTTAGGATTCCTTTGAAGACAGCTTCAACAATGTCTCCAAGCATCATGTTCATTACAAATGTGGTTGGCTTTGGTAGTGCAACCTCTGGCTTATTCTTCTCATACCAGAGTTGGCAGGATGGCCTACCGATATTTGACATACGAAGTCGGAAGGCATCCCTTTTGTTGCCACCACCAAACTGGCGTTTGAGTGCATCAGCCACGTCCTGCGATACTTGCTGGATTGTGGAATCTGACATAGTACTGCTACCATTAGCAGCCTTACTCAAGTACTGATGCAACGCCAGTTCAGCAGGATGATTCATTACGCTACCTCTACTTCCTCATCAAAGTCTATGTCAAGTACATCCGACAGGTCATCAAGGGCTTCTTCCTCTTTAGACTTAGAGTTCTCTTCCCATGCGTTGATGATGTACTCGTTGTAATTCTGAACCCATGCCATGAAGTCACCGAAGGTATTCTGTTCAACGTCAGTGAGTTCAAGTGAGTTGGTCAAGTCCAGAGATACGACAGGGAGATAGAATGAGTTGCCGTTAGGCAATTTACGTTCCTGTGTATTGCCAGCGATAATGTGCTGTACAGGAAGACGCTTCATCTTACCAAGTTTGGTAAAGACACTGCCTACATCTTTGAAGGCATCACGATTCTCAATCTCCCAGATGAATGGCATCTCATCTACCGATACCGCATCACCCTTGTCGTTAGTAGCGTTGACAAGTTCAACTGTACCGAACATGACACGGACACGCTTAATCTGGCGAATAAGGTCTTGTGTCTTCTCTGGCAGGGACTTAAAGTCCTCAATGTAGCCAGCAGGTTTGCCACAGTTAAAGCCACCATCGTTATCTTTCAGGTCAATGTTCAGATTATCTGCCATGACTGTCTTGACATAACGATTAGGTGTCTTGTCGCTGCCCTTCACGAAACGCTTGTACATATAGCGTTGCATGTAAGGACGGATGTTAACAGAGGTTGCATAGTAGGTAGGACCGTCAGGCACATCCAGTTTGTATGTACCGCCGGGAATAACTTCCATGTTCACGGTCTTGCCGTTCACCTCTGCTTCGCCCATGATTGGGCTGTGGTTGATACGCAGTCGTGCCAGTGTACTGGTTTGCTTGCGTTCACCACCACCTACATCTGCAATGCCCATTGCTTTAGCCATTGCTGCGTAGTTGTTCGTGTCGATTGTTGTGATTTGAGACATATTGGGTACTCCTTTCTCTGAGTTTTGCGAATGAGACATAGTTATATCAGGCAACATCCTTCGTGTCAAGCCAATTCGGTCCAATTTTTGCTTCTAATAGAAGCGGTACGTTAAACTCAACGCCCCACCTTGATACGATTAGAATTGGAAGTGCCTCGTTGGTCTGGTTGATAACGTCAATGACCTGCTGTTCCTCGTCTGGATGTATGTCGATTACGATACTGTCATGTACTGTATTTACAATGCAGGACTGCATAGGTTTGAGCAGACTTTCAATGTGCAGTAATGCTATAGGCACGATGTCTGCTGTAGCAAATGATTGCACTGGATAGTTCTTAATCTGCGTAAAGTGCGATACTCTGCCACGCATGCTACGGGTTACATCAGGAAAAGCAAACTCTCTGCCTGATGGAGTAGTAATCTTGCGTGTGCTTATAGCCTCTTTAGCCAGTCGGGTATGCCATAGCCCGATGCCTTGGTATCT